GCCGCGGTTTCAGTATCTGGCTGGACTATTACCTCTACATACCTGTTACCTTTACGAATTACCTTTTTCACCTAAACCACCCCTAAAGGACTTTTCCAGGCTGTTTAACTGGTTGGAAATAAGCATTGCCAAGCAGAACCATTACTGTCGCGTTTACCGTACCGGCGTCGCTGTCGTCAAAGTTTAGATATACATGGCTGTATTCATCGCCAAGTTCGCTTATGTGACACTCCATTACTGCAGATGCTTCCAAGATAGAAACTCTTTGGTCAGTTGCAGATGTGTCTATGTCGGCTGAAACAGTCATAGAAGTTGTATTGTCATCAACTTCAACTGTTACATCATCAGAGGAATCGGTTGCAGAGATACCTTCTAAATGCTTGCCGATAGCTTCTGCCAAAGTATCACCGTCATGAAATTCCTTCTCGTCAGTATCTGCTCCCGAAGCAACTTTTTCAAAAGTTACACCATTAATCGTTAGAGTATCTTGAGCGGTCCAATCATCAGCATTTTCTACTTTCATTTTCTGAACAGCCTCGCCGGCGTTAATATCCACCGCTTCGCGCACATCGCCTGTGTCACCAGCAGTTCCTTTTTGCTTTTTGAGCGTTACAGTGACATCCTGCACTGTATCATTATTGATTTTAAAGTTATCATCCGCGGCTTCAAAAAACATATAGAAACATGCTCTGCGGTAACTTTGTAATTCATATTTTTTTGTTGTCTTGCTGTCGCCGCTTATGCTGTCTTTCTCCAGCGCGCAAGCAACAGCAACGTTTTCATGCATCTTACTCATGCCATCACTTCCTTTTAAAATTTAGGGGCCCCGAAGGGCCCCGCAAATTATGCTTACTGGTTCTCGATCTGCACGAAAGGCGATGTGTTGTAACTGGTAGGCAGCACGTTGTCCAGCCAGGGCTTACCGTCTACTGTTTTGAAGGCCTTGATTACAGTGATGTTATTCGTGAACTTAAAGTGCGGGCTGGCCGCGATTGCTACGCCTACGCCGTCTTTTATGAGGTAGTAGGAAAGGTCGCACAGCAGCAGCGATCCAGTTTGATTCATGGCCGGGCTGTGGTCGCTGAACAATACGGGCATACCCAGCAGGTTGCCAGGTGAGCCATCCCGTGCGTTGGGCTGCCAGATCAGGACATCGCTATCATCCTTCATGGCCATTAGCTCGGGCAGCACTTCTCGGCTGGCAATCCACACGCCGCGGCGACCGCGGAAACGGGCATACATGGACTTGACGTCCGCATACTGGACCTCGCTGTTGTCGGCACGAGTCACGCCGAAGGTGCAGTCCGCGTCGATGATGCCGGTAGGTTTGGAGCCGCTGCCTTTCAGAAAAGCATCTTCCTCAGCGTCGATGAGCGCGCCGCGAAGCTGTGTCCTGACAACCTGCTCAATAATATTAGAGTTACGGAGCAGTTTGTCCGTTACCTCTACGTGAGCAGCCACTTCATAAGGTTGCAGCGTAATTTGCCTAAACACGATGTCAGTCTGCGGTTTGGCAGCACCTTCACCAATCCATGTTACCTCAGCACCGGCATACATATTCTCGCCGTGATACTGCAGCGCGGGAATCTTAAAGTCTGCTTCATTGCCGCCAAACACCGTAGCACGCGGCCTGACAATTGCTTCGTCGGGCTGCACGGTGAGCAGTTGGTCGCTGAACTGGTCAGGCACCAGGTAGCCGCCCTGGGTGTCGTTGGCCATGTCCTGTGTGCTCTGCCTTAACTCGGGTCCTTCGACTTCCCTGCTAGACAGCCGCTTATCATGCGGGTTGGTGCAAACAGTCCGCACGAACTCGCCCAGGCTGCGCCACTCGTAGCGGTCGCGCTCGGGGTCGGGCTTCTTGGCCCTTGCCGACTCAATGCGCTGCAACTCTTCTTCTTCGGCAATGTCCTTTTCGTATTGCCTTATCTCGTCCATCATTCTGCCGCGTTTTTCCTGCTCTTCTGCCGATAAAGCGCGGCTTTCGCTTTCGGCCTTTTTGACCATTTCCCGCACTTCGTCTATAAGAGCATACATTCTGGCTTTCAAGTCTTCAATATTTCTCATTATTTTTCACCTCTTCGATGGTGTTTTGCTTCTACCAGCTCCAGCTCGGCAAGAATGTTCTGAAGTCGCTCATGATCCCCGTCTTCACGAGTATCATGGTCGCCCCCGTCCGACTCCTCCGCAGGCAGGAGGTCCTGTAGAAGCATGATTGACGCATTTATCAAATCGCGGTCGCTGCCCGTAAGGGCCAGGCCGCGCTGCGCCCGTGCAACAACACTGGTGAGCGCGTCAAAATCAAAACCCGCTTCCTGGAGTATGGAGCGGGCCTGGATGCTGGTCTGCGGGTAGGCCGGGAAAGTCACCGGGCCCACATCGCCCAGGTATTCGAGCTCTAATAACTCCCTGGTTACGGCACCCTTTTCTTCGGTCCACTTGTCCCCGTTTTCTGCCACCCGGAAAGAAAATGAGCACTGGCTAACATCGCCGCGCTCTATGGATTTAAGCAAATCGTCTGCCCACTGCGTGTCAGGTGGGGTCGCTGTAAACTTGAGCCCTTTCTGGTTTTCTTCCAGGGTCAAACTGCCGTTTGTAGTTCGCCCCAGGACGTAGTTCGGATCGTGGTTGAACAGGGCCCGAACATCGGCGCCCTCAACAGCCTTCCGAAAGGCCCCTGGCCTGATAATTTCCACAAACCCGCCCAGGTTTTCGCTCCGGCGGTTGAAAATAGCGGCATATCCAGTAATTTTTCTTTCCCCGTTTTCGCCTTCCACCCTTATTTCCGACTCTTCTACAGGTAAAACCCGCTTTTCCATGGTTACACCTCCGCAATTTTTAGTCCGGCACGATTTCGCAAACGCACCCCATGTGGAGCGGTGGCTCGGTTGTCGGCCTGCTGGCTCGTAGCGGGCTCGTGCCCTCGGCTTCCAACAGGTCAGCCTCAGCTAAAAACGGCTGCTCAATTCCGACGACCCTGCCATCCATTTCCTGGCACAGTTCGCAGGTTTCAGCGCCTATGGCTACCCAGCGCAGTTTCTGCACGCCCGCGCCCACGAAAACCGCTTTCGCAACTTTACTTGACACCGCAACGGTGCTGTCGCTCGCTATTTGTTGCGGCCTGTTTCCTTCCCACTCATCAAGCCGCTCGATTACCAAGTCTTTCGGGTCCAGGTTTTCTTCCTCTGCCCTTCTCACCAGCTGCCGAATAACGGCCCTGGATCGCTCCGTGTGCGCAAAACCCTGCGCCTCCACGAACTCTTCCAGCACCCTAGCAATGTCGGCCGGGTCGTCCGCGCCCACCTCTGCAGCAGCGAGCCCCTGGATGGTTTCGCCCAGGCTCACTATTGCCGAGCGCATGGTCTGCTCCACAAACGGTCTAAACTCTCGGTAAAAGTCCTCTAGCCACTCGTCAAAACTGGTCAACCCCCGCTCGCCCAAGTGCTTTTCAAGCGCCTTTGTGACATTATTTTTCTCACGGGTGCAAACCTTCTGCGCCGCCTCCCGGAACAGCCGCTCATATCCTTTGGCCGTCCTTGCCCTGGCAAGTGCTGCCTGGCGGGAGCGCTGCTCGTCAGCGACAGCAACGGAGCGGCCTTCGCCTTCACCCTGCGGCACCGTTTCCTGCGGCTCCATCCGCGCCTGGTCTGCCGGGATCATGTTGGCCGGGATCAGGTAAATGTCACCATCCGGGCCGAGCGGGTTGCGGTTTTCCAACTCCAAAACATCGTTTGCGCTCATCCAGCCCCACTGCCGCGCTGTTGCATAGGCCCGGTAGCGGCTTTCCTGGTCGCCGCGCAGTAGGCCGTCCACAACAAACTCTGCAAAGTAATTGTTGTCGTTGAAAAGTTTGTAATTGACTTCCTGCTCTATGTTCACCAACAGCGGGCGAATCGTGTCCACAACGAACTCGATATTTTGCTGCTCTATGTTTGAAAATGTAGCCCTGTCCAGGTCACCGATCTTGTGAAGTTGGCTGATACCAAAAAGGCGGCCGATTTCGGCCACCTGGAACTTGCGGGACTCTAAAAACTGCGCCTCGTTGGGCGGTATCCCGACCCGCTGGTATTTCATGCCCTCCTCCAGCAGCATGACCCGATGGGATCTTCCCAGTCCCTCGTATTTTTCCGATAAATCCTTTTGAAGCCTGTTGTAAGCCGTATCTGATAGCTTCCCGGGGTGCTCTGCGATGCCCCCCATGTTCGCACCCTGCCCGAAAAACCTTGCCCCGAACTCCTCTGCCGCCAAAGAAAGGCCGATGGCCTCTGCTCCTGCCCTTATGCAGCTAATACCGCGAAGTCCATTGACGCTCAGGTTTTTAACGTGGAGCATATTGTGCGCGGGGACCTCTGCCGTGCCGCCGTCGGGAAGGTCTATGTCGTAAAAAATATAGCCGCGCCTGCCCTGCCTAATGCTGACACGCCAGGGAGGAACCGGCCACAGCGCCTTCGGCCTACCTCTGTCTCTCTCGATTTCAGAAAACCAGTCTCCGTATAAAAGCTGGTGTGCCATTCCCGTCTGCCGCCACTGAAAAGAACTGATCTCGGGGTTGGGCCGGTCGTGCAGCAGACGATACTCCTGGCGGCGGGGCGCCCTCTGCTTGCCACGCGGCTCGAGTTGCGTATATACAGGCAAAGGAAGTGAAGCGATTGTGCCGCCAATTAGCCTTATAGAAGCCAGCACAGCAGTGGCGCGGAGGCTGTCTATCTCCGTGACATTTACCCCGCTGTGGACCTGTCTGCCAAAGTGCCTGACCAGCCAGGAATCGTGTTCTGCCAGCAGCCCCCTTTTCTGAAGCCACTTCATAATCCGCTGCGATATTTGCATGTGTTCACTCCCTTTTAAAACGTCACTACTCCGCGCTCGCTGTAAACCGACTCGTGATCTTCGTTTACGATTGCCCTTGACATCGCATTTATCATACCCACCACTCCGTCAATGCGCTCTATCTTTTTGCCCTTCACTGGTCTTATGTTTTCATTTTCGTCCTGCTTGGTTTCCACGTTCCCCACGTTCCAGCGCAGGATCGGGTTCCCGTTGTGTAGCAATTTCTTGCCCCGAACCAACTGCTCTATTTCCTTCATGGCCGGGGACATTGACTTATAGCCCTGCCTGACCTCAACCGGTGTTATGCCCTCGTCCTCCAGCTTGATAGCTGTCTGCATAGCGTTCCAGGGATCATAACCCAGTTCATTTATTTTATACCTGTCCCGGCTTGCAACAATTTCTTGGTGTATAAAG